GATGTGACTGGTCTAGTTCGTCTTCTATTGAATATTCTTCTGTGTCAACTATGATATCGCCTTTTTTTAAATTAATACTGTCTTTAACTACTATCTTTTTATCTAAAGTTGTATATTCGCCACTTGTTAAAGTTTGTACTTGCTTATAAGTTAAATTGAGCAATACTCCGAATACAGTAGTGTCCGTTTTTGTTGGTTCTTGATATATCCCGTTTACATATCCACCTCCCGATATAATCTTTACCGTTACATCTTGTCCGAACTCATCAACTAAACTTCTCATATCCATCATATCACCACCTTATAAGTTATTGCATTGAGTAATTCGCCTGTGTCAATTAAAGGATCATCGCTACCCTTTTGTTCAATTGTGAATGGGTGTAGCTTAGGGTTTTTAAGTTCTTTCATTTGCTCTTTCATTATATCAGCTAATACGTTACCTAATAATTTACCAAACGTTTCAACTTTAATGCTAGTTGTTAAAACTTCTTCAAGATATTTCTTAGCATTTTTTTGTATATCTTTCAGCTTGTCTATTGCTGTACTTCTAACATAGCTTCGCTCNGGTATAGTAATATATTGTGTACTACCTCTTAAAAATAAACCTTGCGATGCTAGATAACCTCGCATTTTCTCTGTTACCTCAATCTTAACGCCATATTCTTGNACTCTAGCAATCATTAGTAATTTATCGCCAGTATCACTGAATATACCAATGTGTATCTTCATACTGTTTAATTTGTTTATTTTATTGTATAATTTGTCTAAATTCTCACGTTCATCTTTGATAGTTATATACTTTGACATATTACCACTTTAGTTTCATGTAGGGATAAACATAATTATATACCGTTGCTCTCATTTTATCGTCTGCTTGTAAAAACGAAACCGACATATCTTGTATAGATTTAGATGTATACCCTTTTTCAACTCCGTTTGCTATTAAGTTTGCAATTGCTAACTCAAACCCAGCCGGAATATCTGCTTCGATGTAAGAAGTGTTACATATGTCATTTAACCACTTTAAATATAATAATTCTTCTGTTGTAATGGTCTACACCTCCTTATAACACCTCTTTCAACTCTTTTATTAACTCATCTTTTTTCTTGTTAGCTACAATATCATTTTCTTGTGCTAATTCTTGTAATTCTCTATAAGATAAACTGTATATATCAACATCAACTTCTTCTTCAACTTCAACGTCAACGTCTTCAACATCTTTATCAACTTTATTTTCAGACTGTTTCATTTTTAAAAGAAGATCAAAGTTACCTTTTACTTTTTCCATAATTACCCCCTTGTATAAATAAAGGAAGGGATATTATTTCCCTCCCTAAATTAATAATACTATCCGTTAGTGATTGCCATTACTACACGAATATTCTTTTTGTCATACACTCTGTGTGATTTACTGCTAATGCTAATTCGGCTAACTCTGGTGTGTCGCTAGCTACTGAACTTTCTACCCATTTGATACCTCGAGGGTGCATTAAAAAACGCTTTCTAGAGAATAATGCTTCTTTAGATTCTTTCGCTGTTCTATCGACTTCTGTTGGTACTTTAGCTGTTCCTTCGTTTATAGCAATTGCTCCGTTACCAAACAAGTATGAAGTGTACTTTGTACCACTAGTTACACCGTCAGCTGTTGGTAAACTGTCATCAACGATAATTGAATAATTACCTAAGTATAAACCAAATCCAACATCGTTTGATGCTTCCGGAATAAATTCAATTAAGTTGTTTTTCTTCATGTTAGCATAAACTTTTGAATGTACCATTAAACCAGTCAAGCTTTCAGATGAGTCGCCTAGTCTTTGCGCTGCATCAATAGTATTTGAACCGTCTAATGTTTTTCCAGTTAAACCGTCTGTGTCAACATCTTCTGATGATACGTCTAATACTAAATCGCCACCATCGTTTGCAATGTTATCCGCAAACATGCCATCTAATTGATTTAATAACACTTTTTGATAAGCTCTATCCCAGTATGCCATAACTCTATCGGCAATTCTAACCATAGGGTCTGAACCGGATAGGTCTGCTGCTAAGTCCTCTGCTCCCCAAGAATTAGCTGCATATAAAATTCTCGCTACATCTTTGCCGGCTGAAAGCGAATTAGTGGTAATAGTTGTACCACTTTGTATCATTTGTGGGTCACCGTCTAAATCTCCCCAAAATGGTAAGTTTGCTGTGTCGCCACCGTCTGGCACTACTACGTCTGGAACCGCTTGTGCAATACCCGATCTGATTAATCTCGATTTATCTGGTGTGTTTTCTGTTGTATAGTTATTAAATACCTCTGGTACAATAACGTCTGCTAATAATGTATAAGCCATGTTTTCTCACTCCTCTAATTTTTAATTATTTCAATCCAAACTTTATTGGGTCAATCCCTGCCTGGATAATCAATTGTTTAGCCTTTTCAGGCTCTTGTCTTACCATCTTTCCTTGCTTAGTTAAATTATAAGTGTCGCCTGGTTTAAAAGGATTGTCAGATGAATTTTCATTTACTTTTTTTGTAGTGTTGGTACCATGCCCTTTAAACTTATCTTGTACAATTAAATAATCGTGCTGTTCTTTAATTAAGTCGGCCTGTTTCTGATACCCTAGTAAATCATCACCGTCAACTTTCATGGTTTCTCTATCTAGCAAATTTTTGAATGTATTTCTAGCCTTTGGATTAATATCCTTGTCGCCTGCAATCATTCGATCAAGTGCGTTGTCAAAATTCTTTTCATCTAATTTGTTTTGATATTCAACATCTTTCTGTGACAACTTTTCCTTGTAGTCACTAATTGCTTGCTCATATTCGTCAACCTTACCAGCTTTGCTTGTCAAGTCGTCTATTAGCCCCTGCTTTTCCTTAGTTGTTTCTTCAAACGCTTCAAATTCGCCTTTAAGCTTCTTGTAATCGTCTTTAGTCCTAAATTCAAGCGGGGTATTCTTCTTGCTAAAATCAACAATTTGACCTATAATTCCCTCGTCTACATTCAACTCTTTCAACTTAGCTTCTAACTTATTAAATAATTCTATACTCATAATTTCCTCCTATAGTTGTTTTTATAGTGTTTCTCACACTTACAGTATCCGTTGTAGTTTATTGACATTTCGGTCTTATATTATTTTGTGTTGTAACTTAGAAAACAACGACAATTAATATCATCGCTTGCTGTTCCCATTTGTCCTGGTGCTTTACCTTGCCCACCGTTCTCACTTATGAAGTCATCATCTAATGGGATAGTTGTTCCATTTAATAAATCATGTGCTGGCCTAACTTTATCATCTTCCATTGACTCCCAAGTTTTGGTTGCTTCGATACCTATCGACATTGTGGCAACTGCTAAGGCTATTTTACTCCCCTCTGCTATCCTATGCCCTTTNGCTTCTGCTATGACGTTGGCATTGGTAAAATCATCATCGTATACTGATTTGACTTCTTTTTTAGTCTGTGTGGCTGTTTTATTCTCTTGCAAAGAGTTTTCTAACTTCTGACTAACATCAAAGTCCATCTTGTTTTGATTTCTGATTAACCTTTCCTCTGTTGTGGCACCAGCTATCGGCATATTTATAAACTCGTTCTTCTTAACCTGATCTATATTAAAGTTTAAGGCTCGGGATAATTCTTTCTCAAACAATTCTTTGTTACCATTAAAACCCTTGTCATAAACCGTTGAAAATAATTTGCCTAACTCCACTTGCTTAAAACTTTTAAGTGTTGAATTAACATTCTTTATATTTTTCTTAGTATTGAGTAATAACATAGTGCCTACCAGCAAGGCGTAATTTATATCCCCGTCATCATCTTCGTAATTGTCGTATATGTTATCAATATAACCGTTTAACGTATTTAACTGATTAGAGTATTCTTCCCGCAATGTATCTTCAAATTCTTCTAAAGGTTCATCTAATGCTTTTTCATCTAGCTTTTTATAATCTTCAAAAGTCATTGATTACCCCCCTAAATTTCCTTTCCACCACTACGTTCAGCTTTTACCCTTTTCATTATTTCTTCTACATCATCTTTTTCGCCTACAAGTGGGTGCTTTTTGATTAATGTTTCTAGGTCAAGTATATTAGTTGAGTTTTTAACGGTTTCTGACTTAACTTTATCAACTTCAGCTTCTTCTTTCTTATCAGATATCTTAGTCCTCACAAATTCAAGTTTGATGTCTTTATTGGTATAACTTGTGTTCTTGTCTTTGTTGATATACTCGATAACAAATTTAAAGAAGTTATTTAATGCCCGCTGAAACTCCCTTTCCATCTTGTTAGCTTTTAAATCTAAGTTTTGATATAAGAATTGTAACGCTGTACCTGACTTCTGACCTAAATCCGAATTAGTAACATCGATGCCTTGTCCAAATACAAATATATTTCTTTCTAATCTATCCATCAATTCTTTTTTAGCTGCAATAGGTATCTCTATTGTTAGTGCTTCTAACTTAGCATCAGGCCCGTCTGTTTTTGCCATCTTATAGTATTTTAAGTTTCTTCTTATCTCTGCTGCTGGAGTACCTGCTGCACCACTAATATTTAATATAGCTTCTTGTATATCTTCTAGGTTATTATCTAAGTCTGACATGGTACGATTATAACTATCTATTAACGACTTATAAAATTGCAAATCACCAACTTTCTTTTTATTATTCTTAAACTCTATAAACGGAATACCACTTTCCCAAAATGCCGGGCCGCCAAAGTAATCATAATGGCTCATAATGTGTCCACCATCTTCAAACGTGGGATCAGGCATTAACACACTTCCAGTTTCGCCATCGGATATATAGTAGCTTACTGTTTCTTTATCCCAATACTCAACTCTCAATTTCTTAATAGTATTATCGTATATAGGGTAATATCTAATAAATGCTTCCATTTCATTTTCTAAGCTTGAATTATAAATAGGTATACCTTGTTCTGCTGGTATAACTAAATATTTAAAACTACCTTTCTCATCGATGTATGGGTGTAGGTATTCAACCCCTTTGTTAGCCGATGCTGTTCCTAATTGAGATATATCATAGTCTAGGTCCTCTCTATCAACTAAATCTGTGAAGTAACCCTCTAAGGAATCGTCTTCAAATTCGATACTCATAGGCTCACCGAATA